AATCCAGCCATAGTGCGATCTTGCCATAATTTCAATACACCAGTTGTTTGATCATAATTTACAACTCTTGCTACAGCAGTAGATCCAGTAGCAACTGTTTGAGTAACAAACGCATCTGCTGTAAAAGTAGCACTACTATAACCAGCACCAGTTAATCTTAATGCTTGAGTAGCACTTGCTTTATCCAAACTCAAATTAGCAGTTGTTCCATAGGCTTTTGGATTCTCAACAATACCTACTCGTGCTATTTGATTACCTGTTACAAAATCAGGATTTTCAATATCATTTTCAATTCTTGAATATAAGAGAACATTATATGCACCCAATTCACTATAGATGTCAGAACCATGTCCACCAGGTGGAGACATGATTACATCAAAGGTTGGTCTAGTAGATCCAGTAGGAACTCCACCTTCCACAAGATCAACATTTCCAAAAGTATAATTTTGTCCTTGATTCGAGACGGTTACAGATTCTACTTGTTGATCATTATTAACAACAATAGTACACTCTGCTCCAGTACCGTCACCTCTAATGGGAACTCTACTGTAAGTTCTGTTAGCAGTTCCAACGCCAACACCCCTATCAGTAATAGTTACAACTTTGATAGATCCATCAACAGCATTATCTCTAACTGCTGAATCATCAGTATTTGTTTCCCATGCATCAGGAACAGGAATAAAATCTGTAGAATCAAATTTTACAATATCACCTGGTTTGATTGTATAAAGATACTTCCAAAGATATCCATCACCACTAGTTCCAGCTGCTCTTGGTTCTAGATCTGTGAATGTTGGTTCATCAAGTGAAGGTTTTCCATTAGGATTATCAGGATCAATTCCATTTCTTAGACAAGCATAAACTCTATAATCAGTATTGATTACATAAAAAGTTGCATTGTATAAATTAGTTGCACCAGATACTGCTGCGGTATTAGTACGACTATAATCACTACGATACATGTCGTAAGTAGTTCCAGATGTCCATAATCTCTTCTGAACAACTTGCCTTACATCCGTAGAAGTAATCTTCTTCAGAGCAATAATAGTATCCCAATAATCATTCTCTTCATCAAAATTATCTTTTGGGGAAGGGGGATCAGCATCCCAATCAGTTTGAATATCAGTTGCATTGGGTAAACCAATAAAAGAATAATATGAATTAGTGCTGGTTTGCACTCCAGACACAAAATTCTTCGCATTTAATATTCTGATCTGATCAGTTATTATGGCAGCCATTTTTGGAACTTTTTATTTATTTATTAAGGATTTAAACGTTATAAGACTTATACTTCAGAGAAGCAGATCTTTCAACGCTTGGAGAAGTAGTTAGACCTACAACTCCGCTTGAAGTATATGCAGTATAAGATGTAGTGAGACCTCTAGATACCATGTCTATTTTACCCCAACTATATCTACCATAATCAGGAGAAGAAGTAATTCCAGAAGTAGATCCAAAGTGCATTGGATCTTTAACTGCTGCAAATATTCTTCTAACATCAGTATAACCAACACCTAGAATATTTACTTGTACAGTTTCTGCACTATAAACTTGATATACATTATCTATAAAGGATATTCCCGTACCAACTGTATCAAGAGTATCTTTAGTAATAGAGACTATGGATGTAGTTGCACTACCAACATTAGATTCATCCACAATAAAGAAGTCACCAGAAACTAATGTACTGACGGTTGTAAGACTTCCACTAGCAGCAGAATCCACCATATAAAGAGATTGTCTTAATGGAGAATCAACTGGAATAAAGAAGTCAAACATAAATGCGGTTGTACCTACACCCACTGCTGTTGTACCAAATCCAACTATAACACCTTCATCCCCATGATAATCATTAACACTGTTCTCTTCTTCTTTAGTAGTAGGTGGACCAATGAGAACTGCAGGAGGACTTAATTGACTATAACCAGATCCTTGAACTGAAACTGCAATACCAGTAACCACTCCATTAGTAATAGAAGCAGTTCCAATAGCATCAGCAGTTGTACCAACTCCAACAGTAGTCTTACCAATACTTACAGTAGGTGTAGCACCATATCCAACACCACCTTCAGATATAGTAAAGGAAGAAATAGTTCCTGCAACAGAAACTACAGCCGTTGCCGCAGCAGCAACTTTAGTACCTGCAGGTCTTACAATCTTAACTTTATCTTGGAAACTTAATAAAGCAGTTGCAATTTCATTCTGTGGATTAAAGAATGGTCTTACACTACTAACATAAACCATTGTAGATCCAATACCAACAGATTGAATAATATGAGATGTTGGATTAATAATTGGTTCATACAATTCTCTAGATTTTCCAACAGGAAGATCATTAATAATCTTATCTTCAGTCTGTCTACACCATTTAACAGGACGTAGCATCGATTCAATAGAAGTATTACCAGGACCATAATATGGTACGGTATCCACCGTATCTGTAGATGTTACAGCAGTAACTGTTCTAGGATCCTCTTTCCAGTAAGTTCCTTGATCATCCTTATTAAAGATTTGTAGATCATCACCAACCTTAACGGTTTCAATAATATTTCTAAAGACAACATCTACATCATCTCCAGTTCCCTTATAGAAAAGGATCTTACAAGTATCACCATCTTTAGGTGCTTCAGTAAATTCAATAATACTACCACCATCAAATTTATATCCCTTACCAGGAACCTGAAGAATATCATTAATAAAGATTAGAAGAACATCTTGAACATTAACAACAGATCCCTTACCAGCTCTAATAGAAACCTGAGTTCCATTTAGTGTTAATGGGAAATTCATTCTTCCACCATTAAAGAGACCAGCAATATCATCAAGTGCTTCTAATGTTCCAACCGTCCATCCAGTAAACTCATCAGTAAAGGTTTTAGTAACTTCAATTTCAAATTGATTATTTGTAAAGGAAGTACTTGTAGGAATTCCACTTCCACCACCAAATGGAACTGTTAATGTCTCACTCATACCGTAAGCATAACCAGTATTATTCATTGTAAAGTAAGTTACACTAGATCCTTGTCCAACTACAATGTCAATGGTTGCTTCGGATCCAATACCACTACTTCCAGTAGCATATTGTAGAGGAATATTAGTATAAGAAAGTGGATCATCAATTACAACTTCCATTGGTTTATCAACACGTCCACCTCTTGCATAGTAATGTCTACGTGAAGAAATTCCAGTTTGAACCTCAAAAGACTTATTATTAATAACTGTTAGAACTGTTGCACCAGGTGCAGCTTCGTCAGTTGGTCTAGGAGCAATAATTACAGGTTGAACTGATGCACTACCTTGCCCAGTGTAGTAATTAGTAGTTGTTGTAACACCAATATCAACACTAAATCCTGTTGCACTTACAATACCTGCAACTGGTACACCTGCATAAGATGGATCACCTTCTCTAGGATACTTGTGTCTAGTAGCATTACTATCCTTATCACAAGTAAAGACTAATGATTCTCTACCAAGTTTAATAGTATCTCCTTGCGTTATATTATGAGTTCCTACTCCAACTACCATATCACCAGTTGTCTGGTAGTAAGTTGCAGTATTAGCAGGATATTGTCTAAATGGACTTCTTCCAACATTTAATGTAAGAGTATCAGCAGTTGTTGATCCAACAGATACTGAAGTATTATACGCTGGATCCGTACCACGAGGATAAGAATGCTCACTACCATGTTGGTCCATTTCACAAGTAAATGTAAATCCTTCATTTGCTAAACGAACCGATTCTCCTGCTTTTGTCATACCATTAGTAGTTGCACTAACAAAGGTATGAATACCAGTATTTGTGGATGGAATTGTATCCAATACCTGAACTTCAAAGACGCTGGTAGTTACACCAGTAACTGATAACCACTTATTAGCATTAGGATCAGATACTCTTGGATAAGTATGGTTAGTTGCATGACTATCTTTTGCACAAGTAAAGGTCAAAGAATTATCAGCAAACTTAACTCTATCTCCATTAACAAATGGATGGTTTGGAACCATACACGTCATAATACCTGTAGTAGGATTATAGTCTGCATGTACTACGGTATGTGCTGTAGAACCACGTAAACCATGACTCGATACAGTTAGAACCATATCTCCAGTAGCACCATCATAAGTAGCACCAGTCGGAGTAAATGTAACTAAAGTAGAAATACCAACATTGATCGTAACAGTATCTCCTGTTACTTCAGTAATAGATGCAGTTGTTTCACCAATTGGATCACTTTGACGAGGATATGCATGAATAGTCTCATATCCATCCATAGAACACTTGAATGAAATACCTCCTGTAGCGATCCCTACAGTGCCTCCAACAACACCACCATGGTTAGAGATGGTAAGTACTAAATCGCCCGTCTCAGCGTCATATGTAGCGTCTGTGGGGGTAGTTGTACCTACCCCTGTAATAGTTACTCCACCAGTTACTGCACTTGAGAATGAATGGAGATAACTACCACCACTGATCAATGCTCCAGGTTTTGCTCCAATAAAGTTATGAGCATATGCACCACCACTCTTAACTGGTCCAGTTGTACCAACACCAACAAATGTATGTGCATATTGGAACTTAGGATCAGCAGCAGTTACATTAAATGTTATATCTCCAGTTTGTGTAGTAATACCAGAAGATGCAGCCTCAACGAAGGTATGGGCAGTAGTATTAGTTGAAGGAGTATAATCAAGAATCTTAACAGAAAATCTCTTAGCACCAGGAACAGATAGAACAGATAACCATCTACCACTTGCATAATCACCAGGTCTAGGATAGGTATGCTTAGTAGCATCATTATCTTTAGCACATGTAAAGGTTAATGAATTATCAGCAATAGTAATCTTATCACTAATTGCCAGTCCATGATTAGCAGTTGTTGTGATAGTAACAATACCCACTACAGGATCATATACAGCATTGCTTGCAGTTAATGTATTTCCAACTCCAGTAACTTCAATTGCAGTATCATAGAATCTATCTCTATTTCTTGGGTAGATATGCTGATATGCTCCACTATCAAGATCGCAAGTAAATGCTAATCCAGTCATTACTACATTACCCTTAGTCTTATTACCAACTACTAATCCATGAGCAGTAGTTGTAAAGACTGTCATAATACCAGCAACGCCATCATAAATTGCAGTGTTAATTCCTAAAGGAGGAGCATATTCACAAGTAAGTGCGATTCCTGAAAGTGCAATCTCATCACCAACACTTAATCCATGATCACGTCCAGTTGTGATTGTACTGATACCAGTTACTGAGTTGTATCCAACATTAGAAATATCTCTTGGTCTGTATATTACTTTTGTATTAGTAACTGCAATACCAGTTAAAGCTCCATCAGTTCCAATAAAGGCAGTACCAATACCAGTTATTCTTGTAGTATCAGCATCTGATTGAGTTTGGATACCAACATTAACTAATTGTCCAATACCTGATCTATATCCAGATCCAGCATTGCTAAGAGTAACAGCACTAATAGTTCCTGCAGTAGATACTGTAGCAGTACCACCAGCAGCAACTAGAGGTTGATATCCCCATCCTTCAGTAGATCCAACAGATACAATTACACCACCAATAGGAAGATTTGAAGTATTAACATCACTACCAATAGATGTTGCAGTTCCAGTAAACCTAATAGAGGTAATACCAGCATTCTCATTCATTGTATAATCTAATAAAGCACCTGGTCCCTGGAATACATCATTAATAAGAATTACTCCATTAGCAGTAGCAATACCAGTAATATTAGATCCGTCTGATTTTAAATTAAAGTTTCTTCTAGATCCAGTAAATTCTGTAGAAATATCATCAAGAACTACATTCTTTGCATAAGTTTCATCTGTGGTATCCTCAACACCCGAACGCATAAACGTTCTTCCTTGGAAACTTGAAGATGTTGATATACCTGTCCAATCTCTATCATCAGGCGGATTAGTAGATGTACCAAATGGAAGGTTTCCATAAGGTGCTTCAGAGAATGTTAAAGTATTTGCTACGATATTATAATTTCCTTTAACCTTAGTTACTTGAGTAGCTGGTGCATAATTCTGTAAAGTAGTTCCCATCCAAGGTCTACGAACTCTTATGACATTAGTACTACCAATACCAACTCCATCAATTCTCATTATCTCATCACCAAGTTTAATCAAATCTCCACCAATAAAGGATGTAATACCAGTAAAGGTTAATAGATCATCTGTTGTATAACATGTCTTAGCAAGACCAGTTGTTACTGAAGTTGCAACAACAGGAGATTGAATAATATTATCAAGAGCAAGTAAAGCCTTTGAGTTTTGATTGATTGCTGCAAATCTATGAGAAACTCCGATTCCAACTGTATTAATACCAACAACTTCAGGAATCACTTTTAAAGCATTCTCTGCACTTGTAGCAATCTTAACAGAATCTTCATTAACCTTGTAGATATAAAGATCGCCAGGTAATTTATCAGTTACACCAACTCCACTAAAAGTAGTTGTCTCACAACCAATAGCCATGGTAGTACCAGAACCAGCATGAACATATTTTACTTTTTCACCCGTAACAAAGAAATGATTAGGCAATCTAATCGTATCATTTATAGTACTTACAATAGTTGAATCATTACCAATGAAATCTTTATTGAAGATATCATTACCCCTATGAGTTAATGGGAATGATCTCTTAATTGAGTTCTCAGTTCCTTCATAGAGACCATAAACTGTCTCTATAGAACCATTAGCAAATTCAATAATATCCTTCTCATCATCTTGAATCTGGAAGGCATTCATAAACACCTTAACCTGTACGGCAATACCCGCATTAGGAGTAAACATCAATTCAGAATATTTGGCACTTGCACTCGTATTAACCTGTGCTCCAAAGGTTCCTAATCCAGACACAGTTGCAACATTACCATATTCAACAATATATGACTCAGTAGTTCCCAAATCAGTGTTATAATCATCAACCATCAATAGTTCTGACATCTCATAAGTCTTATTAGTTGTATCAGAAACCTGAATCATAAAGTAAGCAGCATCATAATGATCATCTGTACCTGATAAAGTTAGATATTTACCAACTGTGTGTATACCAGGAGAACCAGAAGCTGCAATAGTTGTAGTTCTAGACTCTAAATCAACATGTTTAAGTTGATTAGTATCAACACCAACATATGCTTCACTACTGAGTCCAACTACAATGGTATTAACAGTACAAGCAATACCTGTATTTGCCTTAAAATCAAGATTAATATCAGTTCCTGAGATAGATGGTACAAAAGTTCCAAATCCAGATACATTAACATAATTAGTAAGATTAGAAGTAAGTTGACCATACTCCATTATATCAACAGTAGTTCCATCATGGATAAGATTAATCTCCTCCATTTCATACTCATTATGAGTAGAACCAGTAATAGATGCTAAGACCTTTAATGATCTGTAAGTATAACCAATAGAAACAAGAGTTTCAGTTGCTCCACTTGCAATTGCAGTACTACTTGTAAATATTTCCGCACAACCAAGACTAGTACTACCAATTCCCAAAAGATTATTATCAAGATTATAAGCAACAGCTACAACATCATAATCATTAACCTTAAACTTATTGGGATAGAATAATAATCTTCCATCTGTACCAATAATATTAAAGTCAAATGAACCAAGAGGATAAACTGTTCCTGCTTGACCGTACTGGTTGATATAACCAAAGGAATCATCATGAACAAGATCAACCACCATGATCTGTCTTTGACCAACATATCTCCTATCTCTTACATAGGTGATATACTTCATACACTGCCTTGAATTCAATGGGAATTGAGATACAACACTAAAAGGAGTAGAACGTGGATTACTATTAAAAGATCCACTCATATCATCAATTTCTAGAACTCTATTACCTACGGATTCAAAGTAATCCGTAAGAATTGTACTATTAAATACTACTTCATCTGAATAAGTTCCACGATCATGAGCAAGTGCATTTTCAGAGACTAAATCAAAATCATGAACACAATTTAGATCACCAGTACCAATAAGATCACTTACAATATCTACATTAGTTTGATCAGTTGACAATCCAACACTAGATGTAGCTTCTGATGTATTTGTAGGTGAAATTAATTGATAATCAGAGAACTTCTTAAATCCTGCAGTATGATTAGTTGAAGAAACAACATCATTCCATGTATCAAAATCAACTTCAGATTTTAATGAATAAGAGAAATTCTGATAGTATAAACTATCTTGAACTCTTTGTACGTTGTCATTAATAAATCCAGAAGAAGTTTCCCAACCATTTTCTACTCTAGAGAATACTCCCGTTTCTAAAGTACTATGGAAATCCAAAGCAGATTCAATTTTTCCTTGACTATTAGAACTCTCTCCAAGAATAATATCGTCTTTTTCAAATTCATCAGAAGTTGATATATTAAGAACTCCAACTTTAGGATCCCAAGATTCAACAAAACCCGTATTATCTCCAGAAGTAACAGTTTCACCTTCTAAGAAATCATTTGGTTTTAATTTAACATTAAATAATGGGAAATATTTCTCTGGAATTACTCTTCCTATAGAATTTGTTGAATTAAATTCTCCAGGTACCCTTCCATCCAATAATGAGTTATCAAGTCTATAACCAATAGTTCCACCAATTCCACCTAAATTCTGATCAAGTCCATTAACTGTAAAGAGTTTATAATCATAATTTGCAGAATTATATCCTGCTCCAGTAGATCCAACCCCAACACTAACACCTTCAACAAGTATCTTATCACCTACTGCAAACGGGAATGAATTTTCTGTACTAAATCCAGTATTTAAAGTAAGTGTTACGTCATATGTACTAGTAGACCATCCAACAGTAGAAATACCAACACCATTATTATTCTGTGTAGGAAGAATAGTAGGTGCTACATTACTCATTCCAGTAGTGTTCTTAAGGATAGTAACATTTGTATCACCCAATTCATATTTCAAATCTATATCTTTAATTTGTTTCTTAGTTTTTCCATCAAATACTAATAATTGTGGTGCAGAACTATATCCTCTTCCTCTTGAGTTTATCCCAATAGACTCAAAAGATGTGAAAACTTCCATATCAAGTATAGTTCCCAAATTAACTTCAGGTCTTATCGTAGTATCAATTGGGAAATTATAACCAATATTCTGAATATTAGTTTTACCAACTCTACCAATAGTAGAACTACCAACACTAATAATAGCACCTGCACCAGTACCCGAATTAATAGTAGTAATACCAGGAAGTGAATAGTAATTTCTTCCAGGATTCTTAATTTCAAACTTAGATATAGCACCAAAAGCTAAAGAAGAATCAGTCTCATATGAAAGTAATGCAGGTGCAGAACTATAAGTACTAAGTTCAGGAGTTTCAGCAATGCTATAAGTAAATGTTGTTGTTGAAGTTATGCCAATATTATATCTTCCATTATATACACTCTCTTTACTCTGAACTTGACTTGAGGAATTAACTTCTTTGTCAACTACAATTTCACTCTTAGGTGTAGGAAGATCGCTTTCATGTATTGGATCAAGTCTATAGAAAAGAGTTTGAGGGATTTTATCATTAACAGTTAATGTAACTTTAGCATCAGCAGTTATACCAACAGTTCCAGTTCTTAGAACATTAAACAATGTTGAATCTGTAGATTTATCCCATATTTCAGTATAATTTTGATCCTTATAGAAATTTAATTCAAAAGCAGGATATTCAGTTCCATTATTAACATAAGATAAAGATCCATCAGAAAGATCAAATGTTACAGTAGAATTTTTATAAACTTTAATTGGGGGATTAATTGGTCTGATTGTTCCCGCAGATGCACTAGTAATACCAATAATAGGTGGTTTTAATGTAGTTGCATTATACTTATTGTCCGTTAATTTAATTGTATTATCATCAACTCTGAATACATAATAAATTCCATTATTAGAAAGCCCTGCAGCAGGAGTAGTTGCGGTATGGATAACCTTCGTTCCACTTTCCCATCCATGATCAGTAATGGTTATTGCATTCGTTGATGTATTAACACCAGCAGCAGTAAAATCTTCTGCATTAACGGTAAGTCTTCTATTAAAATCATTATAAACAAAAGTATTAATTCCTGTATTAGATGGATTTACATCAATCCAAACAGTATCTGATCCTTCTAATCCATGAGTAGAAGCAGTTGCAACAGTGACTAAATTCCTAGTAATCTCTGCAGTAATTGGACTAAAGTTAGTTACGAAACTATGGTATAAACCAGTTCCAAGACCAGTAAAGTACATTGTAGAAGAACTTTGTTCTGTACTTGCAATTCCAACAAAAGTTCCTGTTGTACCTACACCAACTTTAACAGTTGATATACCAATTAAATCATTACTAATCCTTGCAGCATAAACAGTCGTTTGATCTGCTAATGTTGTTATCTGAGTTGTTGATTGAGTATCCAACATAACAGACAATCCAGCACCTACATTTGTGTTGTAAGTTAATTGATCTCCTGTTTCTAATCCATGATTCCTAATATAAAGTGATCTAAGTGGAACAAATATTTCACTTACTCCAACTCCAGGATTTGGATTACCTAAATCAAGGGTATAACCAGCCCCAACAGCAGTACCTCCAGGTCCTGCAGCAATAGTACCAAGTCCAACAGTATGAAGTGGTTCAAAGTAAAGTTCATTATTTACTCTATAATCATAAGTGGTATTAAATCCAGCATTAACCTTTATAGTTCTGTGATCTAAATTAAGTACTGTAGTAACAGTATGAGCAACTCCAGTTGTATTAATTCCTCTAAGAGCTCTAAATCTAGAATATTCTGGTTCAACATTTAGAACCTTAATTTGTTCTGTTCCAATCCCTAAAACATCATTAGATCTTAATTCTGTAAGATCTCCTTTAACGTTAAAGTAAGTAACTATTCCAGTTACACTATCTGCAGCAACTCCAATAGTTGTAGTACCAATTCCAGTTAAGGTAAACGCAGTTGTTGTAATACCTGCTCTCCATACTCCACCAATCTTAGATGAAGTAGTAGATAACCCACTAATCGAAACTAAATCATTATCTTTAAATCCATGTGGACCAGCAGCAACTAATTGATATACACCTTTATTAGAAGCAGGATAAATCTCTACTCCAGTCACAGTACTTGATGCAACACTGATATAACTTACTTCTTTACCAAGAATTCTAGAAGCTTGAATATTTACTCCAGTTCCCTCAGTCCCTACATTATCAAATACTACTTTATCACCAACCCTATAAAGATTACCACCCGTTTCAATTCCAACAGTGTCTATAACACCTGGATTTACTGTACTAATATCAGTAACTTGATTTAATTTATTTGGAAGGAAAACATATTCATATTGTAGATTACCTTCCATTAAATTATAAGGATCAATATTTCTTAACCAGGCAGTATCCTTTAATTTATAAGATTCTTGATTAGAATCTGATCTATAATTAAAATCATTAGGAATAGACTGATAATTATCTCCAATTAAATAAGGAAATATTGGTCTTCTGTATTGATTAAAAGGACCACCAGTATCAGAAGCAATAGGATCAATAGTTGCAAAATATGCATAAGTTCCTAATGGGTATTCTGGAGTAACACAGAATCTTCCATTATTTTCATCTAGATAAGATTCGTTTGTTATTTTCTTATAAGAATAATCTTCAACAAATATACCTTCAGGGAAAGCATCGGATGGTGGTCTATTTTCTTTTAAGTTTAATGAATAACCAGACTTCATCAAAGTTACTGCACCACCAGTTTGTTCAACATAACCATAAGGACCATATATTGGATTTCCATCATATGCCCATCCAATTATTGGAGAATGATCTGTAGACTCAACTTCAACACTAGAAACTCTTGTTAGATCAGATTTACCATATAAAACATCACCAGCAGAATTTCTTGCATATACAGCCTCTCTTAATTTACGAGGTGCATATATGTGAGTATATTGAAGTTCATAATCTGCATTACGTCCCTCGGTAATAAATCCATCATCATCCGTAAATGAATTAAAATTCTTTTCAAATAAATTAATTCTCCAAGATTGAAGAACACTATTAAATTTAACTCCTGATCCAGCATACACAACATCTATTGTAGTATCACTTGCATTATACCCAACACCACTCTCAAGAACCTTAACTGAAATTATTGATCCATTTTCTATAATAGGAGTTACTACAGCACCTACTCCACTACCATTTACTACCAAATCAGGTGGTGAAATATATTGCTTACCGCCATTTAATACTAGAACTTCATATATCTTACCAGCACCATCAACAATAGGTTGTAGTTGTGCTTCTGCTCCTGGAATTAAAGTTACCTCAGGTGGACGATCAAAATTAACAATATCTGATGAACCATATCCTACTCCAGTATTTTCCAAATGAACTGAAGTACATTCACCTCTAAAAACAGGTTGAACAGTAGCTTCAAATGTTTCTGTTCCTATTGAAGATATACCAACCTTACCAGTTAAAGAAACAGTGATTGGTTGATAATTAAAATGATGGACTCCACTTCCTATATCACTAAATTCTGTATAAATTCCCTTATCGTAATTAGAACTATTAGTTCCACCCACTCCAGCATTAGCAAGTTTGAAATTATCATTATCAACAACAATAACTTGATATTGATTAGATGAAGATACTCCACTAATTTCTGTTCCTGTAGATGAATAGGTAACAATCTCACCATTCTTATAAAGATGGTTTTTTATATTAATTGAATTTAATGCTGTATTAATTCCAGTAGCAACTGCAGATAATTTCTTATTTTGATACCCAACTCCTGAATTTACTATATTAATAGATTCTAATACAGATTTTTTGTTATAAGATTTTAATTTATGTTGACCTAATCCATAAGAAGTCAAATCAACAGTATTGATACCAGCAATTGCATCTCCTTCTGTCTTATGAATTTTAACTGTATGGTCATCTACCTTATGAACATGATAAACTGCCTCAGTAGTAATTCCACCAACTGCTAACTGATCATCAGTTATATAAACTACTTTCTCAGCATTTCTAAATTTATGATATGTACTAAATCCAATTGTATTAGTTGTAAGTCCTACTTTTTCTGCAGCACCTTCCGAATTGAAAAGAGGTGCATGATCAACCAACTTCATATTAACTGAAGCAGAAGCCCCTTGACCATTACCACCAGCAATCTTTATAGTAGGAATATCTTCATAGTCAAAACCTTCATCAGTTACTCTGATTTCAGTTAAAGTTCCAGTAATACCTGCATACCCAGTAGCACCAGATCCAACAGTATCAGAAACATTTAAAACTGGTGGATTAATTACATCATAACCAGATCCACTTGAAGTAACTTCAAGTTCTTCAATTTTACCATATCTAATAAGATCATTTGATTTATAATTAAGAACCTCAACACCATTAATTAAAATACCAGTAGCACCAGGAATTGTTTCAGTAACTACTCCATCATTATTTGGTGGACATACTTCTCTTACTAATCTTTGTGATTTTAATGCCTTATCATTGAACTTATAAGGTGTGATAGTATTGTCGGTAACAATTCTTTCACTTTCAATACTGACATAATCTTGGTTATAAAGATTTGATCTACTAGTTGCTAATTTAATTGTTAAAGCACTTGTAGTATCTCTTTTTACAAAATAAAGGCCTTCATCAAACAACTTAGGTCCTTCAACAAATCTAATCTTTGATTCAAGAGTTAGTGGATCAGTATAAGTTTGTTCTATTGTATTAGATGAATACCAAACTGCATCACCTGTACGGAATGTATGATCCCCAATTAATAAATCTTCTCCAACAAAAGTTCCACTAAAGGTAACCTTTCTATAAGTGGTATTAAGTGCCTGAGAATTATAAGAAGGTATAGATGAAGATGCAACTAATAATTTACCATCATTTTTATAAGTATTCAGAACATTAGTGGAGTATACTTGTGCTCCAGTTAAAACATTAGATAAAGTTTTTAAAATATTTCTCTTAAAGGTATAAGTAGCACTAATATCAAGAACTCCCTGACCTCTAATAGTCATAGAAGTATCACCTGTAATGTCAATTACAGTTGTTGCTAATGGAATACCATCAGGAGGAACAATTGCTGCAGAATCACCTACTCTAAGATAATGAAGTTTGAATAAATTAACTTTATATGTATAATCAGAAGAATCTAATAATTCTATACTATGAACTTTATAGATGGGTGCAGTATTATAAAACCAATCTCTTGATTTAAATTTCTTATCATTAATACCTAAAGTTTTAATTCGTGCTTTATCATTATCTGAATAAGAATAAGTATCTTTAGGATAATCAAGTTTCTTTAATACTGAAGTTATTTTTACTTTAACTGTTTCATCGGGATTACCAAAGGCTGCTCCATATGCATAAGTGTTAATACCAATATTAGATGTATCAGAAATTATTCCTACAACATTAGAGACTCCTTGAAATTCATTTACAGTTAATGAAGTGTATGAAATAATACCCGAAGTAGAATCACTATAAACTACATCTAAATTACCTGAATGAGCAAATCCAACAGTTGAATCAACATCTATAAAAGATTGACCAACTCCAACATCACCAATTACCTTTGTTTGAGCATGAACAGAGAAATTACCATATACAGCACCATCAACTCTTGAATCCCTATTATAACCAGCATCCATGCTTAGTTTGTAGTAGGTTTGTCCTACACCAACATCAATCTTTTCGATGTTTGTAACGGGTCCATATGCCTTTGTAAGGTCGCCAAAAGCATCTTGGTATAGTGTTGCTTGTTCTAAGTCTAATGGGTCTCCATCGTATGCTTCAACAACATAATCGTTAGTTATTCTAAAGTTTGCATTAGAAGGAGTAAAAAGAAAATCTCTTGGTCTTATAATTTCTACACTCTTACCATATAAGGCTTTAAATAAAATTTCAAAAGATTTATCAGTACCTTTACTTGAATAAAAATCTTTTGCTTGTTTTATAAAAATATTTTGATCTAAATCCGAAGATAAGGTTCTATCTTCCAATCCAGGTAATAATTGTTTTTTTGATTTAACTAAAAATTCTTTAAGGAAAAGAACTGTTAAATTATGAATCTTAACTCCCTTACGACTTATTGCACCTGTATTAGAATCAAATAAATTACCATCATGAGCAACAGCCGTTGTTTGATCAAAAACAAGTTGCTCTGGATCCCCCTCAGATTTATAATTGGAAATACCACAAAATCCTCTAACACAACCAGTGAAAGAAGTAGCTGTTTTTCCTGTATATGTGATTATCTCATCATCAATCTTTATCAATCCATAAGAGTCTGGAAATCCCTTTGTTCCATTAGGAAGTGCTTGTACAGGGATCGTTGTATCATATTCAGTAATATTAGCATCAAGAATTGTAGTTTCGGTTAATCCAGTTTGCTCACTAATTTTAGTATATTGATCAATGTTTTGAACCAGGTCAATAGGAGCACTTTGAAACTCTTGTGCTTGATAATATGTCTTTAAAAACTCAGAGATTAATGGAAAATCAGTCCTAACATAAGTAGGCAACTGATTCTGAACAATATTACTAAATTGAACTCTTTTTATGGTCATTTTATTGGATTAATCTCTTAGTAAGTTGTTGCTACAGTAGATGTGCCTGTAATGGTATTATCATCATTTCTTCCACCTGATCGTACCAAAGTTCCATTAGAGTAACTTGAAGATACAACGTAGTTTGATGCTGAAGGATCCAATCCCGAAGAAACTTCATCAACAACAGTTTCAAACGTACTATTACTTATATCTAGTTGCAAATAAAGATCCTGTAATCCGATAACGTCATTTGAATAAGGACATGCCTCAATTTCTACAATTGTTTGACCATCTTTAATTTTTCCTGATAAAATATTAACTGGATTTAAGGTCACAATACCACTTATATAATCAATTGTTCCTACGTTTCTTTTAACAATAGTTGGAGTTGTTGAATTTACACTAGGAACAGTAAAGAAGAATAAATTACCAACTTCTCTATTTGTGTTAGGAATATCACCAATATAAAGAGGATTATTATTTCCCTGCACATAAAATGCAGAAGATTTAATATTATACCCACTCATATTTTTAATATGAAATTGATTACCAAAACCAATAGAATATTCAGCAAAAGTATTCAAAGATACTCTCAAATCTCTTCTCATTGTCAATGTAGTAATATTTGAGGTAATACTATCTTGACTTTGATCAATAATATTCAAGAATTTACTATATTTAAATCTTGCACCATATCTATTTAATTCTGTCGATTCTGCATACTTATTTGCATTATTTTGCACTAAACTTGAAACATCAGCTCCTGAAGGTGCTAAATTACTGTTATAATAAACTTTTGATTGTGCTTCAATATACAAATATTTCAAATCAAGGATTTCTGGAACAATTCCAGCTACTGCATACTGTTTCAACTTCATTCTAATGTTTTCTTTGACTAAATTTGGTAAAAAGTCGCCAGAACGGGGTTTTATGCTAATAAAAACCTTTCCATAATGAGGTGGAACTAAATCTTCCCCTCCAAAAACGGAAATTGACTCTGTTTCAGGATAAATTTTAGCTGGAATTAGAGTTTCATAGTCATTTGCTGTTAAAGTTCGGTTTTGAGAAGCATATACACGAGGAGCATACTTTTTAATCGATTCAACTGCTTCAATTTGTTCACCACCCGAAGATTGTAACCCAGTAGTTAATAAAGAGATACCATTTACAACATTATATTCTTGAGCATTCCTTGAATATGTAATTTTTCCAGAAAATTGGAAATTTTGAACTCCATTTCCACCATCACCACTAGAAACAATGTAATCTACAATAACAACGTTACCTTCCTCTAGTTTTTTACCAAAAATACCATCTCCAAAGAACACTTCATATCTTTCATCCTCTACTTCCTGTAAAAAGAAGACTTTTGACTCACCAGTAATGTCAAAAAGACTATTTTGAGAACTATATTGAGTCTCAGCTGTCGCAAATGAGTTACTTTTAACAGAAACCTTAATTAAAGACGTATCAATACCTGAATTTGGTAAAATAAACTTCTGATTTGGGTCTGAAGATGATTTTGTGAATTCTGAAGTTAAAAGAGTACCCTCATATATGTTAATATCGTTAAAATATGCCTTACCATCTCTAACTGGTCGTGTAATATCTTCTGGAATGGAAAAAACAAGTGAAGAATTACCAAAAGCACTGGAAGTTGCAGCTACTGGACCTGCTCTAAGGGTTAATGAAGCAGGAACAGGGATAACATTTGATGTATCTACATAAAAACTAACTGTTGCTCTTGCTGCAGTCCTTGAACGAGGTAAATATCCTATATTTCTTGCTAATGATACTACATTTTCTCTTAAAGTTGCACTATCAATGAATACCTCATTGGCAACCATGTTAGCATTATAAGAAGTAATGTAGGTGTTATATGCTAATACGTCTAAAATAGTCGATAAATTAGATCCCTCAAAGTTATAATCCGTAAAATTTGAGTTGGATTGTAGGTATTCTTTAAGAGTAGTCTTAACCTGATCAAAATCTAGGTTAGCAAAATTAACTAAAGGCATTTTATCTTGTTGGTTGCAACACAAATTCTAATTCTTGTGGTGGAATATCTGCTCCAACCACTTCATACGTAATAGTTACATCAAAAGCATTATTATCAAAGTTAGGATTAGTTCGTACTTCCATCAAATTCACTCTTGGTTCATAATTATTGATAGATTGACGTAGTTGATCCTCAATTATACCTCCTGTAATGTCATCAATATTCTCAAATAGTGATCCAGAGATATCAGAACCAAAACTTGGGTTAAAAAACTTCTCTCCAGGCAGTGTAAATACTATATTTCGTATAGAACGTGCAATCGCAGTCTCATTTTTGATCGCAATAAGGTCTTTAGTGAGAGGATTGCTCTCAAAAGACATACTGATATCCTTAAATCCTTGACTAACCCGTTCTAGAGGCATGAAATTATATTAATAATAGTTATTTATCAGCTTAATTCATGTAATCTGATTCATAATCGAGTCCTGCATAGAAATCGCCATCTTCTTTCTTCTCATAAAGGTCATTTTGTACCTTTTTATCACGTTTTTTAGGTGTGATAGCATCATTATTAATCTCACGTAGCATTTTTGGTTCCATTTTAGTTCTCTTACAATAAAAAAGGGACTCCGAAGAGTCCCTTTTATTTATTTACCTTGTCCTCGGTAGCGTTTTTTTGCTTTATTTCGAGAAGTAGCAGAATATGTAGTGTGTTTACCTAATCCTTGACGTGTTTTTTTAGGTTTTGCCTCTATATTAGTACCAGTGTTGGTATTAAACATTTTAGCCATAAATTAATCTCCCTTTGTTTTGGTAGTTACCTTCTTCACAACCTTTTTTACTGCATCAGAAGGTATTAATGCAGTAACAACTAATCCGAGGAAAACGGATAGAAGCACTTTAGATGATAATAACTGAAGAATAAAGATAATAAATGCGGTTACCCCGAAGAGTTGCCACTTCTCTTTAACTATATCAATTATCTTTTGAGTTGTAATAGTTTTAGTTGATGCCATTATACTGCTCTTTTAGGTGGTTCTTTTAGTTTCGCCACCTTTTTTTCTACCGAGTCACTTACGGCCGAGATACGGTATTCAACCTCATCCCTACGAGAGAGTTCGGTGAGGATCTCAGCAGAGAGATCCCATAAGTCATCAGTAACGGCATTCTTAACTATTCTAGTTAAAGTCGTCATAATACCCCTTTAGATAATACGAGTTTTTTCGTGACCTACACGTATCCGAGGATCGCACCAGATCTCGTGTCCTTCCTCTTTAGCATCTAGACAGAAACTAACATCCTCTCCACACATATCCTGAACTGCACCAGATTCAAATACTTGCATCTTAGGAGCAAACCAAGGATACTCAAGTGATTCAAATACACCCTTCTTAATCATTACCCAACCGAAACCTGTGTAATCTACGGTGAATGGCTTCTTACGCTTACCCATAGAATCAACAGTTTCATGATTCATGACTCCACCATTGCTGCGGAAATCATCTTCTTCTAACCAGTGTGCGACAGATGTAGTTTTACCATCCTCTGTAGCATACCAACCAGCAGTAATACCTCTCTCTTCACCTTCTGCAGGAACAGACAAGTCACATAACTGCCAGAACTTGTTTGAGTCAAAGACAATATCCGAGTCAATCCATAACTGATAGTCATACTTGAGTTTACCATCCCAAGGTATCTGCTTAGGACCACGTAATACATTTGCTCCTAGACACTTACATCTTGCGAAGTTTACCATAGAAGAGTAATCCTGAGAGATTTGTATACTCATTCCATTTTGAACCATATCAAAACAGAGTTGTACAAAATTCTTCAGAAAGATATATGAACATCCTCTTCCTGGTAGACAAAATACAATTGTCTTTCCTTTCATCCGTTCTTTAATAGCAGCAATATCCCAGTCTTCTTTTTTAGTAACCTTGGGCGTATTTGCTTTAACGGTAAATCCTTTTGCCATAATAGTTTAATACCTTCAATCCAATTATAAGGTAATTATATGTATAAGTCAAGCTAAAAGATTAGTGCCGTATATTCCCTACATTAATAACTATCGTCACCTGCTATATCACTTGTAATAATATCTGATACTTCTTCATATGTTATGTCGTCCCAATAAGAATGATATAACCTTCCCCATATTATGTCAAACTCATCTTCATTTAAATTCTTAAATAAACACCGATCTTTTAGATATATGTGAAAGGTATTCTGCACAATATTATTAGGGCGATTTTTTTATATAGAAAGGTAATTGGGTCTGGGAAAATTTTAGCGGTTTTTTTATATACAACTCGAATTGTCACCTCTGTAGGTTAGGGTTGTTTAGCTTTTTAATAACGCAACGCCCGACGCAACGATATAATAACAACGCCCAAATACTGCCATTTAGACTGTTAATTAAGCACTGTAATATGAGTGTCAATTAGTGTTAATTAAGGGCTGCTGATTGTGGTGCGTTGAGTGTTACATAGTGCCTACACAGTTGTTTATATTTTATATCATAACATAAAAAGGGCAAAGTGTCAATAACTCCGCCCTAATATGCTATTCAATTGTTGTTACTAATCACTCAGAAGCTTCAGAGACGAAACTGTCAATAACCTCTAGTAATTCTCTACCATTGTTTGCATCTTCGAGAGCAAAGAATAGAGCATCTTCGTTAATAGAAACTGCCATGCAATTTACCTTTAGTTGGTGTATACATTATAAGGACACTTTAGCAGTCCCCCCTTTATACTAACTGTGTTATACGGTTAGTAATAAAAACTGACTGTATTACTCAGGTCTTCAGTATAACTTTCTACTGACTCATTACTGTGCAATTCTAATACTTTATTCCAGTCAATTTGCCGTGGATTAAAGTCATCTTCTACGTCTAATTCTAGCGTTATTCTATACCTATTCTTCGTTTGGTTGTAGTAAGAAACTGCCATGAGATTAGACTCCGTAAGTAACTATAAGTATTCTACAATATCTGGGAGATACTGTCAAGAATTATGAGTGTATTTAGACATAATTCTTTATAGTTATGAAATGCTAATATCCCTACAAAATGTAATCGGGGGTATTGCAATTTCAGAGCGTTCGTGTTATACTACGCTCGCTTAGATCACAAGAAAACTAACACTTATTCCACAAGATTTCCACCTATTCTTATTACTTTTCAACAAACATGTGGAAAAGGTATAAACAATGCTCCCCTATTTATTAGACCATTTTTAACACATAAAAACATAGTTTTCCACAGAAAGTATACATTACCTGTGGAAAAACCCCCTTAATTGTTAATAATTAAGAAGGCATAAAAAAAAGGAGAGGTTTCCCAGACCTCTCCTAATTAACCCACTTAACACACACATAACAAGCAAAGTTCCCACTCTTTGTTGTTAGTTTTGCACTCTATTATCAGGCGGTTACTTTCCTCTATGAAGCTTCAGATTACCTTTTCTGATTAACATTTAATTGCTTTAATTCCTTCTCATTAATTGTTACATTAGGATAGGGAATTTCACTGAATTTACCATATCGAAAATTGTGATATTCCACAATCTCGTTATACATTTCTGGTGAATAAGTGTTCATTGATTGTTAATTAAGAATGAGTGAATAAGGTTTATTTAAGAGACGGAAATCATCTTCAATTCTTGTAAAGAATACCCATGATTTGTCTCTATAAGATGTACTCCACTTTAAATACTTTCGCTCCCTAATTGTTAATTTGCGTTTTACAAATTGTCTAGGGAAATTGTGAAATTGTAACATGATTGTATTTAATAGTTGTGAAGAGTACGCCAAGGATTAACAGTATTAAGATAACTATTAGTCCTGTAATCTCCGTGATGTTCTGATCTTTCAACAGCAACAATTTCACCTGTTGATTGATAATGAGCATCCGCAATCTTGGTTGCTTCAGTATAAGTTTTTGTGAACTTATTGGGTGAAGTGAATACTATAAACATAGTCAGTTGAGTAATAATAAAGGGCAATTTGAGATGAATTAGTGTTAGTCACCTCGTATAACTTTGTACGGTTCGTTATCATCTAAGACACCGAACATATCGTAAAATAGTTTATTACCTGAAGCTTCATATTCTTCGAGAATAATGTTATAAAGGTCAGGTGAATAAGAGTTCATTACGTTAATAATAAAGGGCAGAAAAAAGAGATAGTTGTTGTTACTATCTCTTAGAGGATTTGTCCTCCACATAGTATCATACCATCCCAAAAATCAACTGTCTGATTATTAGTTCTTAAGAACCAATTAAACTGCTTTTGGAATACTTTACAACCGTAATTAACCTCTTCTAAAATAGCATTTAGTCGTGATTTTGTAGTCACTGTTTGCCATCCACAGGAAGACAATTTAACTGCTTTAGTTTCATGGCAAAGGGTTGCAATTTGATGACCATGTAGATAAACAGAAGAACAATTTGTATTTTCGTTATACTCAACTCTGGTATTTGATGATGACCAATTACCCTTATTTGAGATTGCGAAATTCATTTGTCTTTCAATTTTTCTCATAAGTAAAAAGAATTAAAGGGACTTTGGTTAGTGTGGGAGAGGGATTAGCAGATGTCTGACTCTATGCTAACTGATTTACTCAGTCTAATTAAGAGTCTCAGGGATGCTCAACCCCCCTCCACATTTATATAATAGCAAAAAATCCC